ACGTTCTTTAGATGCTTTTTATGCCTTTGTTACCGTCAGAGGCTTTTATTTCAAAAACCAAATTTTAATATATGTCAATAATTATCAAACAAATTTCGGAGGATGTTTTTTCCGTTAAAGGAAAGACTATCATCAAAGATTCTGAAGGCAAGTGGATTTGTAAATCCGAACTTTCCGAAAAAGAATTTGAAGCATTTATGCACCATCTCGAAACAATAAAAAAAGAGATTAAGTAATGGATCTACTACAAAACTTAATGGAAGTAACGGATGGAGGATTAACAATCATTCAATTTTATTATCCGGATGCTCGACCAGGAAAACAATTCAAAAAACGTTCTGATGAAAAAACAGCTTCAGCTTCTTTAAAAAAACTTGCTGACGGAAATTATGTATTAACTGATTTCGGTGATAGTGGAGCAAAGCCGAAAAATGCTGTAATGATTGCTGCAGAAGAGGAAAATTTAGATTGGACAAAAGCTCTTATGCTTTGGGCTTCAAAATATAATTTACTTCAAAATTACGAAGCAGCTAAAGCAGACTTTAAGACTCCTCGTCCCTCAGATATTGATTATGAATTCGAATATAATCGAAAAACAACTCATTATCATATTCAGCAAAAAGCAAACATGACACCAACGGAACTAAAAGTATTAGGACCTCATGTTACTGAAGCTATTTGTAAAGAATTAAATATTTATGCTATTGAATATTATTCATCTATAAAAGATGGAAAAATAACTGAGATACATTCTAACGAGAACTATCCAATATTTGGAATATTCAACAAAGAAAAAGATGAGAAAGGAAATACATATGAATGGGTTAAAATATTACAACCTAAATCATACGATAAATCATATCGTTTTTTCTATATCAATGGTCGTCCAGAAAACTTTATACATGGTTATACTCGTGCAAGAAAATTGTACGATAAATTGAATGTAGAAGAAATTAAAGAGGATAATTCTTCTGAAAATGATGAATCAGAAGCTTCTCCAAAAATTGAAAAAAAATTAACTCGAATAGTAATTTGTTCTGGCGATCGTGATGCAATTAATATGGCTTCAATTGGTGAAACTGTTGTTTGGATGAATTCAGAAACTGCTGATCTTAAAGCTAAAATTTTTAAAAAATTTAAAGATATAGCTTATAGTGTTGTAAATGTTCCGGATTTAGATTCAACAGGTAAATTTCAAGGAAAAAAACATGCCTTAGATAACATTGAATTAAAAACAGCATGGTTACCAAAAGAATTATCTGCAAAAGTTGACTGGAGAGGTAATCCTCAAAAGGATTTCACAGATTATTGCGGAAATTATAAGGAAGCTTATCAAAAAGAAACACTTACTACACGTGTAAAATTAATGCTTGAAAATGCATATCAAGCGCAATTTTGGAGCATTAAACATAATAAAGAAGGTGTTCCTTCCTATCATTCATCTTTAAGAAATTTATTCTATTTTTTAGAATTAAATGGTTTTTACCGTGTAGAAGATCCAGAAAATGAAAATGGATATCAATATATTCATTTACAAAATCATTTAGTAGAGACTGTTACAGTTGATAAAATAAGAGATTTTGTACTTAATTATTTGGAAACTAAACGTGAATTTTTAGGAGATAGAATTATTCCTATTGGCTTATTAAATTTATTCTATACACCAGGTAAATTATCGGAGACTGTTTTTCAATCCCTTGAAATATTAGAGTTCAAACCATCAAAACCTACAGCTTCCAATGACTATTTTTATTTCAAAGATCAAATTTGGGAAATTAAAAACGATGGAATCCAAAAATTAGACACAAAAAAGTTTACAACACACATCTGGAGTCAAAATATTGTTGAAAATCAAATTGAAAACCTATATGACATCCGGTTAAATCCAAAAAACATTAAAATAAACCAGCCATATTTTAATATCTCAAAAAAAGGAACTGATTATGATATCGAGATATTAAAAAATGATTGTGATTTTTTGAACTATACTATTAATTTATCTCGAGTGTACTGGAAAAATGAATTTAAGGACATGTCTGCAACTCAACGAGATGAACATTATAAGAATAATAAATTTTGTATTGATTCAAGTAATTTAACAGATGAAGAAGTAGCTGAACAAAAACTTCATTTAATTAATAAGATATATACAATGGGATATATGCTCCATCGATATAAAGCGAGTAATAGATCCTGGGTTGTAATTATGATGGATAATGAAGTTGTTTCATTAGATGAATCTCATGGAGGAACTGGTAAGTCTATTTTTACAAATGCCCCACGAATTTTTTTAAATCAAAAGTTTATACCTGCTCGTAGTCCAAGACTATTTGAAAATGATTTTTATTTTACTGGAGTTACAAAATATACTGATTATGTATTATTTGATGATGCTGATGCCAATTTTAAATTTACAGAAATTTACTCTCATATTACAGGTGATTTCGCTGTAAATCCAAAGGGAAAAACCCCTTATGTGATTCCTTTCCGTAACGCTCCTAAAATTGTCGTTTCAACAAATTTCACAATCAAAAATCAGGATCCATCTACAGCTCGACGAATTTTAGAAACAGCTGCTTCTAACTGGTATCATCATGCCACAGAATCAATGGAAAATCATAATCCGGAAATTGAGTTCGGATATGAATTGTTTAAAGGTTGGGACGATAATCAGTGGAACCATTTCTTTAATTTTTCTGCACAATGTTTACAATTTTATTTGTCTTGTAATGAAAAAATATCAGCTCCTAATAGCCAGGTGAAACTACGTCAACAATTATCTATAATGGGTACTACTTTTCATGAATGGGCTAACAGAGAATTCCCTCAATATATTAATAATATCATTGATAAAAATCTTGGAAAAAATATAATGAAAGATACTCTTTGGGAACAATTTAAGTCCAAAGAAAATCAAAAAAGTATTTCAGCTGCACTGTTTACTAAAAAAGTTAAAGCGTGGTGTATATACAATAATATCGAGCTTAATCCTGCTCCTATTAGACAATCAGATGGTCGTTGGATGAGAAAGATATCCGGAACCAATTGTGAATATTATTATTTCTATCAAGATCCAGCATTACAAAATAATGAAATTGAATTTGACGACGCAGGCGATTGGATAGATAATACAGACGATTTACCATACTCAAAATAACCAATAAATTTTAATAATATGATGAAATTACATGAAATAGAAGTTGTTGAAGATGAAAAGGAACCAGCAATACAGTTTCTCAAAAAAAATGGATTTACAACTCAAACTTCTTTTATAGGTAAAACATGGTATGCTGATGAAGTTTGGAAGATTACTTGGTATGCTGATGATTTGAACAATCATTTTTTGGAATTATTAGAATACCTAAGAGATAACGGCTATAGATAAAACAAAACCCATTAAATACAATAAAAGTTATGAGAACTTACAGAATAATTAATCCAGAATTAATCGAAAAATCACGTCAATTCTTGATTGAACTAGAAGAAAAAAAAGAAGCGAAATTCGAATTAGCAAAAAAATTAACTCCATTCAAATGGAAAAGCTATTATGGGAATGAACAAAGTTGGGACTTATTACCTTCATTTATTTCTTTCAAACCGATTGAAGAAATAAGCGAACTTCCAAAAGGCTGGTTAAAATGTGATGATAATTTTTTGAAACCTAATAAAAGAACAAATATTGGTAAAGATTTTATAAATCAAATGAATTCGATAAAAGGATTTTTTCATGACTATCCTGACGATTTATTAGGTGTGGAATATCATTACAATGGTCGTTTCACTCCCCCGATGATTTATAAATCTTATGATGATTCTGAATATTTCTATAAATGTGATCAAAGAATTAATCTGGATCCAGAAAAATTTGAAGAAGTATTGGTTAGTTATGTAAATAGTCGTCTAAACCCTCCTAAAAATGAATAGACAACATGTTATCAAAGCAAAATACCCAAATGAAACCATTGTTTATTTATTTTACGATATAGTTTCTAGATTATATTCAGGTCATTTTTTTGAAAAACCAATTAAAAAGCATTTGACTTTACAAACAATCTCAGATACTTTTCCTCCAAACTTTGATGAAATAGGAGATTTTAAACTGTCGTTACATAAGAAAGGTATTGACGTTGATTTTTTATATCTTCAACCAGATGCAGAACCGCATACTAAATATTCATTTTTTGAAACTCTAAAAACATTATGATTACACTAGAAGAAATAGAAAAACGAATTCACGCATTAAAATTATGGTGTGCTAAAATTTCTTTAGATCACTATTTATATTGGACGGTGAAAAAAGAAATGGATGAATACGTTAAGCTACGCAGAACCGCAATTGAACTTAAAATACCTGAAATTAATAACCAGGTTAAAACGGATTATTACCAACAATTAGAAAATTTATAAAATGGCAATCAAACTATATAATTACAATTATAATTTTTATGCAGCTGAAGTTCAATTAAAGGTTGATACTTCTGTTTTTACAGATGAAAAAGCTCAAGATTTGTTAGACTTCTTTTCCTGGAGATATGACAAAGAAAAACCTCCAGTAGATGAGCTTTTGAAAAAATATGCCTTGATGATTATCGAAGTAGCTACTGCTGAAAATTATAATGAAGAAGGCGTAAAAGAATGGTTTGATAAAGCTGAAGGATGTATTAAAATTGATGGTAGTGAAGGATTAGAATTAATATATGTTTCTTCTTATGAATTTGACGAAGAAGAATTAACAATTTCAATAACCGAAGAAATATAAATTATACCAACATTTTAAAAATAAAACGTACTCAAATTTGGGTGCGTTTTTTTATGATTATATACGTCATTATAACATCCCTCAACACATTTAAAATAAAAAGTCATATAACAAATGGTAATCTACATTTCATATATAATTAACGCTTAAGTCTCATCCAAAAAAAACCTCTCTTTAATCTCCCCTCTCCCCTAAATTAATTAATAACGAAAATTTGTGTAATTCTGTAACCATTACGATAAATGCAGAAAAACAAAGACTTTAAGGTTATTTATACTATTTGTAACTTTTATTTGGTTACAAAAAATAAGTGTAACTATAGAAGAATAAAGTAAAGGTTACACTTATTAAAAAATAAGGTTACAAATTGAAATAAAGAAGTTAAAATATTGAAAACAAATAAATTAAAACAAAGGTTACACAGTTACAGAAAAATGTACTATTTTTTATAAGGTTTTAAAAAATTAAATATAGCTTTTGTATATATTTTGAAGTATTTTTGAATGAAACTCAACGCACAATATGACAGATTTATTTCAAACTCCTATTCTAGTATCTCCACATGTAAAAAAATTCCTCTCTACTCTTTACGGATCCAATTATCACTTATCAATAAAAGATTCTATTGGTATTCTAATTATCCAATTACTCCAGAAAGAAGTAAGTACAAATGATGTCGATCAAGATTTTGTAAGTTTAAAAAATAAAGTTCCATACGTACTAACTTTCACGCACGACACTTTCAAAACTTACGGTTTTACATTCTCTTCAAAACAAAGCTTAGTGATTGGGGATTTTTTGGAAAAATATTTTCGAGAGCAGCTATATTCTTTCACATTAATGCAAGCAATGACAAAAAAATCAAACTGGAAAGATTCGATGAAAAAGTATCTTTCAATATTTGATATCACAGTAGATGATTTTGACATTGAGTCGTTTTATAAAGACTTTAAACGACGTAAAAATGAAAATTCTCCAAATTCCATTTCGAGATTAGATACAGTTTTGAAAGAAAAACAGGTCTTGTCCCCTGTAAGAATTGTAATACAATCAAAATCAAAGCATTACAAACCGCGAAAAGTATCATAATTCTTTTTCGGGATTTAGTACTCTAAAAAGTTAATAAAACATTAAAAACGTTAATAAAATGAATGATAATTTAACAGAAATAGCAAACCTTCCGGATGATATTGAACGCAAGGTTTTGAAATTTGTTTTTTTGGAAAATCATCCATCTTTTAAATATTTTGAAATATATCGAAATGGAATCCCTCAATTTTCAGATATAAAAAATTCAATAACTTTTAAAGGCTTTGCTGTTTTACCAATCGAAGGAAATACAGATATCGATATCAACAATAAAAAATCTGATGCAGGAAGTTATATTGACAATTCTTTTAATTTTTCAATTGAGTTACAAGATGATTCTGATATTCTTGCCATTGAAAAGTATCGAAATAAAAAAGGTGTACTAATTATTGAAACTTCTCTATATCAATATATGATTGGTAATTATGAAGAACCTTTGAGTTATACTTACAAAGAAACTACTTCGACTATAAAAGTTTCATGTTTTGGAGACACGAGATTTAAACCACTTCGAAAAAAAATTAGTCCTTTCTAAGCGCTTTAATTAAAAATATCATTGTACTGTGCAATAGTGCAATGATATTATGAAAAGAAATTCAACAAATATTCAAAATCTTCATAGTTTATTATCTTCAAAATGGTTAATATCCGATAATTCTGCAAATGGATTGATGCCAGATCTTGCGCGCTTGCTAAATGGATTAGATCCTGTTGAAATTAAATCAGAAAATCCATACTTCTATTCACGTATTGAAAAAGAATTTTATTTTGATGATGACGAAGATTTAGAAGGGGACGAAGTAGAAGATTTCGCTACTCGAAAAAATACAATTGCAATCCTTCCAATTAAATCAACCATTTTCAAATACTCTCAATTTTGCGGACCTATGGGAACTCGCGAAATGTCAGCTTATTTGGATCGTTGGGAAAATGACGAAACAATTGATGGCGTTTTATTAGATATTGATTCAGGTGGTGGTCAAGTAGCCGGAACAGCTGAGTTTGCTGCTCGTATAAAAACCTTTTCAAAACCTATAATAGTCTATTCTGATGGTATGATTTGTTCAGCTGCTTATTGGATTGCAGCTGCAACTGATTACATCATCGCAAACGAATATTGTGATGATATAGGATCTATTGGGACAATGGCCAAAGGTTTCATTTTAGATGGTGTAATCGAAAAAGCTGGCGGAAAAATTTTAGAGGAATATGCTACAAAATCTACAGAAAAGAGTTTTTCAATTCGAAAATATAAAGAAGGTGATCCAACTCCTTACATAACATTAGAATTAGATCCAATTAACGAGCGTTTTCATTCAAAAATGAAAGAATACAGACCTCAATTAAATGAAGCTGTTTTTACAGGTGTTGCTTATGTGTTGAGTTCTGATGCATTGAACAACAATTTAATTGATGAAATAGGCGATAAAAAAAGAGCTCTAGAAAAACTTAATGAACTAATCGACGAACAACATAAATCAAATAATAATAAAGATATGTCAAAAAAGAATTACGCAAATATTGCTTCAGCAATTGGTGTTGATGAAGTTTATGCTTCTACATTGATTCCTGGAGTTGGCGCTAAAACTTCTTCATTTAATGAAGCTCAATTAGAGGCTATTGATAATGGCTTAGTAGCTAATAACTCAGCTGAATTAACTGAACGAATTTCAACATTAGAAGCTTCTTTAGAAAAATCAAACGAAGAAAAAGAGGCTGCTCAATCTGATTATAAAGAATTAGAAGCGTCATTAAAAAAAGCCTTAACTGATAATAGTTTAGATGACAAAGGTTCTGCTGCTGCAAACGTTGCAGAATTATCTACTAAGGTAGGTGAATTTGGAAAAAATAAAGATACAAAACCGACTACAGTCGGAGCTAGAAATGAAGTCGTTTCAGATGGTTCTGAGTCAGTTGTTTTGGAATCATTCGCTAAAGTAGATACTGATAATATATAATTTATGGACGAAATTAATATCCAGGATATTGTATCCGAATTTGGAAAATATTACATTGATGGAGGTCAAAACCTTTCTCGTGTATTAACGCTTTTAAAGCAAAAATCTGTTACGCCTACACATGCGCGTCCGATTATTACAAAAGATACTTTGTATCGTTTTGCTAATACTCATTTTGGTGAAATTGTTCAACAATTCCAAGAAAAGTTTACGCACAAAGGATCAGCAAAATTTACACCTAATGAAATTCAATTACGTCAATGGAAAGTAGATTATTCTTTTTATCCTGATAAAATTACAGAATCTTGGCTAGGCTTTTTATCTGATTTAAATAAAGAAGAAAGAAAAGATTGGCCTATTGTTCGTTATATCTTGGAAGTTTACTTAGCTCCACAAATTGAACATGATTTAGAGTTAAAAGCGTACGGAAAAGGTGTTTATGAAGCTCCTGTTGATGGTGTAGCTGGCGAAGCTTCTAAAGTAATGGATGGTTTAATTGAAATTACTAAAAAGGGATTAGTTGATCCTAAAAAACCAATGAATAATTTGGTAACAGCTTTAGTTCCTGAAAAAGATAATGGTGTTGAATTTATCGAAACTCTTTTAGGTTCTGTTGATTCTGAGTATTTAGATTTCTTCAAATTTAAAGTTTTTGCAGATCCTGTTTACGTGAAGAATTTCCAAAAAAATTATCGTGATTTATGGAAAGAAGCGCCTAGTTACACGGAACAAAAAGCAATTGAAGTAGATTTTCATCCAAATGTAGAATTAGTGGCTTTACCTTCTTTAAAAGGAACTAAACATATTATCATTACTCCAGCTGATAACTTTGTCGATGTACGTCGTAAAAACGGAACGAACAAGCCTTTAATTGGAGTAAAAGATTTACGTCAAGTACAAACATCTATTGACGGATGGGAAGCTTTAGGCTTTGGTTATAACGAATTAGTTTGGGTTTATAAAGAAGCTTAATCATGGCAGTAGAAAACGAAAACAAAACAAATACTGAAGGAGTTGGAACTTCTTCAGTTGATACAGTAGAAACTGTAGATAAAAAATTTCATGATAATTTGATTTCTGAAAAAGATGCAGAAATCAAAAAATTGAAAACTGATCTATCCAAAGAAAAGGAATATTCTGAAGGATTAGAAGCGCAATTATCCGATTATTCAAAACAATTGGATTCTAAAGCTCAAGTAGCTGGAGAATTTGATCACATTCCATTAGTAAATGTGGTTGATGGTGTTAAGAAAACTCGTGACGAAATTGTCGCTGACAAAAAATTATTAAAACTTTTCAAAAAATAACAATTATGGCAGATCCAAAAAAAGATTGTTTAGAAAATTTTATTGTAGAAGATGTAGGGCAAAATTGCGATACGCAGGAAGATATAGATGCGGGTACGGCAGAATATTGTTATTATGGATTAGAGGCGCATGTTGCTTCAACTCCAATTCCAGACACAACCACAGATAAATCCTATGCAGCCGCTGTTACAGTTTCTACAGCTATAGAAATGATTACAGGAAAGCATTTTGCTAAAATAGATTTACAGGTCGATTTGAATGAATTAAAATCAAATTACGTTGGTAATGTTGGTAATCAAAAAATTAATTCAAATTTTGAGTGTTATATCGCAGGGTTAAGCTCTCAATTAGTAGGAATGCAGAAGAAATTATTAAATAAGCGTTTAATTTTACTAGTACCTGATAACAATGGCAATTTCTGGCAAATCGGAACTAAATTAAAACCTGCTCGAATTAATCAGTTTGATATTGCAACTGGAAAAACTGGTGAAGATAACACTGGAGCTACAGTAGGTGTTTTATGTAAAACTCATTTATTAAAATACACAGGCGCAATTCCATTAGCAGCTGTAGTTCCTGAACCATAAACTTACTGTCGTATGGTAGAAGATAATCAAGAAATTAAAATTGTAGAGGCATACAAATTATTTTCTGTAGAGAGTAAGGACAAACGTTCTTACTCTTTTAGAGGTCGAATTATCAATTTAGAATTAGGAATACCTAAAGATTGCGTTGAGCTTTACAAAATAGGCTTAGCATTTCCATATTTAAAACTAAAACAAGGTGCTGACGTTCTTTTTAAAGACTGCTCTGAAGAAGAAATTTTGAGTTTAATTATGATTAAATCTGAATCGGATATTAAAATATTAAACAAATTAATTACTTCAAAAGATGGTAAGGCATTAGTCGCTAAAAGACTTAAGGAACTGAAATCTCCACTCTAATTTTTACTTTTTTATAACTAAAAGCTGATCTTATTTGGATCAGCTTTATTTTTTTACACAGATATGATTCAACAATGGATAGATAATGGTTGCGATTACCAGGAAGGAATTAAAATTTACGAAGAATACAATGTAAACTCAGTTTATTTAGAGCGGTTTAAACAGCGCGAAAATGACTTCTTTCGTAAAAAAATGAAAGATGATCTAATTGAATTATTGGATAAAAATTCTATTTCCCAGGAAACTCAATTTGATGATAAAAAAATCGATTTAAAAACAAAGCCTTTGGAATTTTATCCAGTTGAATTGCATGAAGTATTTCATGATCGTATAAGTACACATCTGCAGGCACGTTCGCTTAAATTGGAATTGAATAAATTAGGTTTTAATGAAGCTGAAGCAGCATTACCTATTATTATTAAAATTGATAAATTGTTTCAGCAAAACGAAAAATGCTGGAGTATTTTAAATCATTACGAAGACACTTCACAGATTTTGCCTTATCATACTAAAAACAATTACAAAGAACTATCTCCAATGGCGCGATTAAAAGTTTTAAGAAATACTGAATCTGCAGCGTCAAAATTGAAAAAAAATATTTTAAGATGGGAATCTGAATTGCAAAATTATGATCAGATTAGACGTTTTAAAAAAGAACAAGATCTACAAATCAAACAACACAAATTACAGTCGTTAATTAATGATATTCAAGAATTAAAGGATATTATTAACGAAACAGAATAAAAGCATTATATTTGTGCAATAATCCGATTAAAACTAATCGACATATTATTAAAATTGGTTAAAGCTCTTCTATTGAAGGGCTTTTTTTTTGTATTTTTATTTAAAATTTAAGTTCTATGACAGACATAAAAATTATACATAAATCTAAATCTATTCTAAATGTTCCCAATTATGTTTATAAAGATTCCAGGCGTTTTAATTATTATCAAAGAGAAAGGCATGATCGAGATACTAAAGGGAAGCGTTTAATAAAGAAAAAAATGAGAAAAGATTTTAATCAATTTGCAAAAATTGATAGTTATTCAAGTGATCATTTATCGGATGCACTGAGTATGTTAATATATATGGAAAAGTTAACTTTGAATAAAATTAAATCAATATCTATACATGGACGTGGCAATTATTCTCCTGGAGGTTTATCTCATACTCATATTTGGTGTGATGAAGCTCGAGGAAAAGACACTAAAATATTAGAAGCTTACAATCCTGAATTATTTATACCTAAGATCTAACAACCGCTAAATAAGCGGTTTTTTTACGTCCTTTCTATACCTTTTCCTTTATTCGAATTTCGACTTTGATAAAATCTATCATTATGTCGATGCTTTCAAAATTCAATAAAGATGATACTTTTCAGCGGTTACGCGCAAATCATTTTGATCCTGGTAAATATCCATTAACTCCAAAAGAAGAAGAAATACTAGAGAGAATCAAAATGATTTTTCTTTATCGATTCAATAATAAATATTCAAAACTACAAATTGTTCAAAAAATCTCAACAGATTTTAATGTTCATCAATCTACAGTTTATAAGGATTATAAGATGATGAAAGAAATCTATGGAGAAATAGATCAAGCCGATATCAGAGCTGAAAAAATGTTTACTCGAAATGAGTTCTGGTTTCTTTACCAACAAATGCTAAAAGATCGTAATTGGGAAGGAGCTTTAAAAGCATTGGACAAATACGATGCAACATTCCCAGAGATTGATCCGAATGAAGCAGATCCTGAAAAATTAGCTGCACAAACCTTCCATATTCAAATGACTAGAGAAATGAGTAAAAAACTTAATGCTTTGGTTAATAAAAAAACAGATAAAGAACCAGATTTATCAGATAAAGATGAGTTTGATCCTATTTTCGATTTTAGAGATATGGACGTCGAAGATATTTCTTACAAAATCGTAAAAGATAATGAAGGAGATATTTAAAGCCGTAAAAGTCCAGTTGAATCCCTTTCAGTGGCTCGCGGCGGTGATGTCCAAAAAAGGGAAGAAATTCAAACTATATAGAGCTGGACGTGGAGCTGGTAAAAGTACTGTTTTAGGTTGGGATATGATGATGTTAGTATCATTAATGCCTAGAGCTACAGGAATTCTAGTGGGTGAAACTTACCAGCAAATTCTCTCCAGAACATTACCATCGACTAAAGAAGGTTTAGAGAAATTTGGTGTATATGAAGAGATTGATTATGTCGTAGGGCGTAAAGGAAAAGGATTTAGAATGCCTTTCCAAGCGCCCAATAATTGGAATAATGTAATCCATTTTAGGAATGGAACTATCGTCGTTTTAGTTTCTCTTGATATGCCAAATGCAGGACGTGGGTTGAACTCTTATTGGGTAATTGGCGACGAAGCGGCTTTGTTTAATAAAGAACGTCTGTTTAATAATGTTCAAACAACGAATAGATCTTACAAAGAAGAATTTAGTAAATGTCCATTAATCAATTCTGAGATATTTGCCACGTCCATGCCTTTAACTAAACAAGGTAAATGGATTTTAGAGATGGAAAAAATATACCGTGAAGATAAGTTCTACATGGGAAAATCTGTTTACATCAAAGCTCCTTCAAAAGTTAATAAGCAAAATCTTACTGATGGTTGGTTAGAACGTATGGAAGCTGAAGCAGCTTCTCAAATACTTTTTGATGCTGAGATTAACGATATTGAACCGCCGTCTGTGTTGAATGGTTTTTATAAGTTCTGGAGTATTGCTAATCAATATGATTTATCTTATGATGTCAACTATCTTTTAGAAACTGTTGGTATTGATTATAGCAAAAAATATAATACCTGTAGACAGGATGCTGACTTAATTCCGGACGAACCATTATCAATCTCCATAGATCCAGGGCAGAATATCAACTCAATGACTGTATGGCAATACAATGATATTAAGTTTGAAGAGAAGTGTATCAATGAGTTCTTTGTTAAAGGAAAGAAAGATCATACTGATTTAATCAAAGATTTTGATATGTATTATGCTATTCATCGAGAAAGACAGAATACTGTTTACTTATATCATGATGTGTCTGCATACAAAGAGAAGGATAAAAATAATGTACAGATTGCTGAACAAATAACAAGTCAATTACGTGAACTTGGATGGCGTGTAGTTAATATGACACCCAACACTAACAACCCTGGGCATGATGCAAAGTATAATGTTCTAAACCTTTTATTAAAAGGAAGTGAAAGGTATTTACCAAAAATAAAAGTTAATAAAGATAAATGTGTTAATCTTATTATTTCTATTGAAGGTGCTGAAACTGATATTAAACGAAATACAGGGTTTGGAAAAGATAAGAGTTCTGAGAAAGATAAATCAATTCTTCCAGAGCATGCAACTCATCTTTCTGACACCTTTGACTATTATTTATATTGGAAGTATTTCCAACGAATCCAAAACGGAACCACTCAAACGCAAACGATAATGCGTATTGGAGGTACAAAACGATAAGCATCTCAATAGAGGTGCTTTTTTGCCTACTCCTCTCTAGCCCTCTGTTTATCTAGGTTTTATTGAATAAATATTTTTAAAAAATAAATAAAACACGCAAACCCTCTGTTTATCATGGTTTCAGAGGGATTTCATATTTCGGAAAATTTTTAAAAAAATGCAAGTGTACAATTTCTCTAAGTCGTGGCGTGGGTAGTAGATAGAAAAAAAGAAAAAAACGGCTCAAAAAACACACACTAATTTGATTATCAATTTTATAACAAAATAAAAATAAGAAAAGACTATGTAATTTGATTGTTATAGCTGTAAAATACTCGTGTCCTTTCTAAAAAAAAGGCTGTTTTTCATATTTGATTTATGAAAAACACAATTTTTCTAAAAGATGTACAAGCAATTTTTGATAAGAAATTTCAAGACGGAAAACCAGTTCCTTTCGATTTAGTTGTTTTCAAATATTCTAGAACTAATAAAACTGGTGGAGATTTAAGAGTTTATAATGATGTAGTAAAACCGACAAACGAACAAATAAAGAGATCAGGTTTTAATAAAAAAACAATTGAAAGTATTTTAAACGAAAAACCTTCTCGAAATCCTAATCACTTCAAAAATAAAACACGCTGTATTAAGCTCCCTACTGGAGAAATAAGAAAAATTAGTTTGATCTGTATTAAGTCGATTAATAATTTAGAAATGATATATTAATGTCTATTCAAAAAATTTCAAAAGGTATTTATTTAGGTACTGAAGTCGGATTCTCTTTCGATTCGATGAAAATAGCTTCATCCTTTCAACCTGTTTCGAAACCAACTAATATTCCTGTTGATACAAGTTTAGTTGAAACTTCTTCGGCTAAAGGAAAAAAAATAGTGAGTTGGGGTTCTGGCAACACAGGTCCAAAAAAAATGCTGGAGCAATTGAACAAAATTGGATCTGCAGGTAAAGCATTAGAAATTTCTTCAGATGCGCATTTTGGAACCGGTTTATCGGTTTACAAAGAAACTGACGATGGAAAAAAACAAACAATTCCTTTTCGTATGCATCCAAAATTAGCGGCTTTTGACAAAGATAATAACTGGAATTTATTTTATGCTGAAACGATTCCAGACTACGAATGTCACGAAATGATGCCTGTTGAATTTTGTTTAACAAATAATTATTTAGAATTTTCTTACATCAAACGTCATGATCCAAATCATTTTCGATACGAAGAAATGAATTTAAATACTGGACGTATAGATAATGCTTATCTAAATGCAGACTGGGAAAACTATAAAGATAATGTTACGCATATAATCCCTCTTTTTACTCAATACGATACAGCTGAATATATCAAAGAAGAATGTAAACGTCGTAAATTGACGCGTATAATGATCTGTTATCATGCAGCAAAAAATGGTGAATTATATTACAATCTTCCTCGATGGCAGGCTCCTTTTCGTAATGGTTGGGCTGATATCATTTTAGCTGTTCCAGAGATCAAAAAAAGAATCACAGAACAACAATTAAATATAAAATTTTTAATCCACGTTTCTGATGATTATTTCCGTGCCACTTATGGTAAAAATGAAAAACAGGAATTTGTTTGGGATACAATGAAAGAAGAAGAGCGCGAAGCTGAATACAATGATTTGATTGATACGATTGATGATCATTTATCTGGAATTAAAGCGAGCGGGCGTAGCTTGACTGTACCAATGATTAAAAATGCTTTTGATCAAAAGAGTATTAAATCTGTAGAAATCGAACGTATTGATTCTGAAACAAAAGACGGTGCATTGTTAGCTGAAGCTGCAGCTGGACATCAAGAATTTTTTATAGCAAAAGGAGTTGACCCTTGTTTACCTGGTGCTTCAATTCCTGGTACTGCTTACCAAAGTGGATCCGGTTCTAATAAACGCGAGGCTTATACTATTTTATGTGCTTCAAAAGTTCGTCCTCGTACAATTACATTACTTCCTTTTTATTTGGTTAGAGATTATAATGATTGGGGTGATGATTTATATGGCGCCTTCCCAAATGTTGTCTTAACAACTTTAGACAAAGAGACAAGTGGTCAAACTGAAGTAACTAATTAGGATATGGAATTTATTACAACAAAAGAACAATTTGCAAAATATGTAACCTTCGAAGGTGATATAAGTTTCTCGAAATTTTCACCTTACATCAATCGTGTTGAACGTGGTTTACGAGAAATTATTGGTAAAAAATTAATTATTCAAATTCTATCTCCAGAAGCTAACGAAACTCTGAAAGAAGCCAATGAATATGCTTCTGAATATATTTCAAATCTTGCCTTGTCTCAAGGATTAAATGCTTTGAAATTAAAAATTAGCAATACCGGAATTAAACTTTCTGCTCCTCAAACAACCGACAATCCAAATTGGTGGGATGTCAAGGATCTAAATCGAGATTTAATCAAAGCGGCCGGAACTGCTTTAAATTATTTGTTAAAACTTTTTGATGAAAACGGATCTGAATTTCCTAATTGGAAAGACGCTCCAATTCAAAAAAACAATGCCGATCTATTAATTAAAGATTTAGCAGAATTTGAACAATATTTTTCGTTGAATGGATCCTTTACAACTCTAGTTGCCCTTCGTCCATTTATAAGAGATCAACAATTGTTGAAGATCGAAAAACAATTACAGGGTTGTTTTAGAAATGAAAAAATATCTAAAGAAGCAACAAATAATTTGAAAGCTGCTTTAGTCAATTATACGATTGCGAGTGTTGCTGATACATCGCTTTTCAAATTAGAAGAAAATGGAGCTCTTGTAAAAGTAGAATTAATGCCCTGGGAAAAATCAGAAAATATTTCTGATATACGATTAGAAAAATTAAAGGATCAGCGAATTGAAATTGCTGAAAATTACTTAAAAAAATCTTTAGAAGAAATTTCTAAACTTCCTTGTTTTACAGCAAGTCGAAAAACAGAATTATTGTCAATCAAAAAACCTTCAATGCTTTTTGTTGGTCGAAATAAAAGTTAATTATGTCAGATTTATTTGATGAAATATTAGACAATCTTTGGCATGAAGAAGTTTCAAATTCCTGTGAAGAATATGATGGAGGTTTACAGGAATGTGAGATTTTTTATTGTCCATATTTTCATGTCAATAGATTTTCAATTCCTTTGATTACAGGAACTTTTACAAGTGCCGGAACAATTACTGAAAATATAACATGCAAGAACCGTCGTTCATTCGAACGAATAGAAGCTTTAGCTGATATAAACGATCTAACGTCTACTGGAGATAAATCAATACTAAAATTTTATGTTCTTGGGGTGCGTGGAAAATTAATTGGTATGAAAAGAATTATATCTCGTTTACCAGGTATTTATATTGTTAGAGACAATAATGGGAGAATGTTTGTTTTCGGAAATAATATTTCTCCAGGACGAACAACTCAGTTTGATATTTCAACTGGACAAAAAGAAGAAGATAATTCTGGAGCTACTATTACAATTACTAGCAACATGATCTTCTTTGAATATACTGGAGTTATTCCTCCTTATCGTGAATCTGATTTCGACTCAGATTTCTCATTTGAATTTTACTAAAATTTATATTTATGTTTACTGAATTACTTACGTGGATTTTCTTAAATATTTTAAGCGATAATCCAAAAAATGTTACAGCAGAAAAAATACGAACTGCTTTTTCCAAACTTATGGAAAATGTTGAAAGTGTTGTTACTTCTGCAGGAACTGGTCTTTATAAAGGAAATATTGAACCTACAAGTGCTGTTCCAGGAGATCCGAATGCAAATATTTTCCTAATTGCTACTCCAGGAACTTATCTTAACTTTAAAAAACAAGATGGATCTGCAATTATTTTATCAGAAAATAGTTTTGGTTTTATTTTTAGAACAAATAATGGTTTTGTTTTAAACTCCGTTATTATTCCACAACCTAATATGACTGCTGTTAATGAAGCGATTGAACGAATGGACGATTTTATACGTGATTTTGCAGTTACAACTGACTTGGAATTTGATTCTAATTCAAATAATCCAATTGCTAATAAAGCGGTTGCTCCATTAGCTAATGTACTGGATAGTTTTTTAAATTTTATTAATGTGAAGACTAAAATAGAACTGAAAGACGTGAATTTTGGTTACGTCTTGAATGATGGTGAAATTGCACATGATGAAAGTGAAAATAAATATATAATTGTCTACAATGTAAACACAGAAGAAACACCTTATCTTGTTTATAATGCTTATCAAGCAATGTCAGGCAACCCAATTACATCACGAGTTGTGTCAATTTTAGCAATTACAAGTAATGGTAATAAAATAGAGGTTTTAAATTCTCAACGAGCAGCAAATAATCCTCTTACTATAGTAAATGACTCATTCAAATTACCCAATAACACAACTAAATTGTATTTGTCTTGGTCAAATTATAAAGAAGCAAAAGATTCTATTCCAGAATTTTTTTTAGTTAATAGCGACAATAAAGACGCTGTTATAAATTACATCAATTCCGAAGTAGAAAATGTTCAAATAGGTGAAGAAATAAACGGCAGAAATTTATTTGAAATTGCTGATAAAAATGACAATCCTATTTTAGAAATAGACACCGATGGTGTCCTGAAAGTAAAAGGGTTGGAAACTGATATTATCAAGCGTTCAGTAAATGCTTCATCAACCAATTTAAGTGGTATTGTTAGTGATGAACCAAAGATAAATCTACCAAAACCAAACCACATTGCAAAAGTTGTGATACATGGTTTTCCTTACAATGTAGACTCAGCTGTACAAGATGAAGTTGAATGCATGTTAGAATTTAATGACGGACTTGGGAACGGATTCCACAAAAAAACAATAGTTGCCGTACAAGGCTCAACATCGCAAGGATTACCGAAAAAGAATTTAGCAATAGATTTTTTTAACGAAGATGGTTCTGAGTTTTTCGTACAATTTGGCGATTGGGTCTCACTTTCATCATTTCACCTAAAAGCGGAGTATTGGTGCGTATGGCACTATCGTAGCTTATTTTCTTCTCAACTATTTGAACAAATAGATATGTCAAGACCATGGCATTTGCAGAAGCCTTGGCGTGCACCATACGCACCAAATAACGCAACTTATAATCAGCGATTCAACACTGGTGCTCGTGGGCATATAGACGGATTTCCAGTTGAAGTATATATAGAAGATACTTTCATTGGTATTTACAATTTTAATCAGAAAAAACATCGTTCAAACTATGAAATGACAAAAGATAATTTAAATCAAATTATTGTTGATTCAGCTGGTACATTCAATGCGTATTTCAAAAATGATATTGAAACGGCTTGGGAAATTCGTAATCCGAGTGGATTGCTTGCAATTGACGGTACAAAATATGCTGAGGGTAAAGAATTAAGCAACACAGATCCAAAATCATTGGAGGTTAAAAATAAAATAAAACGCTTTTTTGGCTGGGGTAAAAATGTTGCAGTTGCTAATCTAAAAGCTGAAGCACCAAACTATTTACATATCGAAAGGACTATTGACTGGTTCTTACATTGTCACTTCTTATACACTCCAGATAATTATATTAGAAATACTATATGGTGCACGTGGGATGGTGCAAGATGGGCTCCGATGGTTTGGGATTTGGAAGCTGTGTTGGGCATGGGAATCTTTGGTTACGCAAATGAAATTCCACCAACTAAAATTGGTTTTGTCGGTGGTGGTTACAACCATGCTGACGGTGATGGTGTATTTAATCCAAAATTTTACCAAGCATTCAAAACTGAAATTGAAGGTCGATACAAAGAGCTTCGGGATTTGGGTATTTTTACAACTAAAAATGTATCAACATATTTTATAAATAGAGAAAAAGAAGTGCCTTACGAAATTTTTAAAAAGGATATGGATATGATGTTAGCACCAACTAACAGACCACCAAATTCAATATTTCCAGACGGTCATACTGGTGGTTTTTTCGATTCAGTTCCAAGAATTGAAGATTGGTTAGGAAAGAGAATTATTACGCTTGACGCTTATTTTAAATACACGAAATAATGAGAATAAAAATAGACAAATTATATAGATTTGGTAAAGAAGATAAACCAAATCAATGGTCGATAGACTTTTTTCCATATGGCGATAAGACTGGTGTTACAACTGTCAGCATAGTGAGCACAAGTAGCCAAAATATAACCATTGTCAATGGTGTATTTGATGGAGGTGTAACTGTGATAACTTTACTTCCAAATGTAAACGGAGTAATACAATTTAATTTTAGTGCAACAAGCAAAGGGAAAATCACATTTAGTAATAAAGAAAGCATAAGACAATTAGGGCAATTAATAATTGGCACCTCAAGAGCACTAAATATATTTACACAAGGAGATATAAATTCTCCTTGTGTGAATTTGGATTTACAAAAATTACCAGAAAATATAGAAGGTTTTACACTCGGCTTCAATGGCAACAACGCATCAAGAACATTTGTAAATCAGTCTTATAACGAACTTGTAAAATACAGTAACTTAAAAGGATTCGTCCTTGGTAATCCTTATCTTTTCCCTGTTGTTAATTTTACAAGTTTATCACTCGATTACGAGCAAGAACAAGCCTTATCTTTTGTTTACATTGAAGACGTTTACACGGAGAAAAAATTGGACGGTGATATAACTCAAAGAACAGCACCAGTGAATGATAATTTTTTTATAAATCCTATTCTTACTAAAAATGCTAAAGACTTTATATTTTTTAATGCAATAGCTAAAGTATCAACGGATAATAAGAATGTTGTAAAAGGAAAATTAAAAGATTTTGGAAATAAACCATGGTATATAGAATGGTTTAATTCTAATTTAATTGAAGGGAAAATTTCAGACATGAAATTAACTGATGTCGTAAGATTAGATATTGGTGGCTCAAAAATAAAGGGGTATGATGCTGGGAAAATAATCAATGATTTTGTCAATTACATAGACATTTCTCGAACAGCAATGTCGGATTTGGATACGGATAAATTTTTAATTGACTTAAATAATAGCTTAGTAACTAATTTAAGACGAACATTAAAAATAAAAGCGAGAACCAGCGCAACAGATTCTGTCGTTACATCATTAATTAACAAAGGTGTTGTATTGACTTTATAGTAGTAAAATAGGGTATAAGCCCTATTTTACTTTTTTATGAAATCTGGCAGGGTTTCCTATCCAAATTTCATTGTCAGGAATATTTTTTGTTACAACCGCTCCGCTACCTATCATTGAGTTTTTCCCAATAACTAATCCAGCTAAAATAGTAGCATTAGCTCCAATTGACGCTCCTTTTTTTATTAATGTTTCTTTCAAAATGAAATTAGTGTTTTTTGATCTTGGAAATAAATCATTAGTGAAAGTAACATTTGGCCCAATAAATACCTCGTCTTCAATTGTTATACCATCCCAAATTTGCACTCCTGGTTTTATAGTTACCTTATCTCCTATAATAACATTATTTTCGATAAAAACATTGCAATTAATATTACAATTACTACCTATTTTGGCGTCTTTTAAAATAACACAAAATTGCCAAATAGATGTTTTTTCTCCTATATCTTCAGACTGAACGTCTGATAACTCATGTATCATAATTTTTTTTCTACAAATATATAATTTTAAAACCATCTCAAATCGAGGTGGTTTTTTTATGTCCTTTCTGTTTTACAACTCATTTTACACCTTTGATTTACTAAAATTGTAAAACATGAAATTATTTTTATTTATACCTGAATTCATCTCACAAGATTATAATGGTATGATGGTTAAAGGCTTGATTGTAACCTTTGTTTGGTTACTTGTAGCTATTATGATTGCATTAGATCTTTATGCTGGTGTAGGTAAAGCAAAACAAGCGGGCGAAATGCGAAGTTCTGAAGGGTATCGACGAACTACAAAAAAAATCAAAGAGTATTATATGGTGATGATTTGTGCCTTAATCTTTGATTGCTTTGTTTCAATTATTACTTACTATCTACCATTTCCGATGCCATACATTCCAATTATGACTTTAGGAATAGGGTTTTGGCATTGTTTCGTTGAGTTTAGATCTATACAAGAAAAGGCAGATGATAAACATCGTCGCAAAATGAATGAAGGACTTACGGATCTTGTACAGATTATTAATACAGTCAAAACTTCCAATCCTGAAATAGTTGAAACCATTTTAGAGAATTTCAAATCAAAATCAAATACAGAAAATGATGGTCAAGAATTACACTGATTCACAGCTTTTAGCGCGTGTGCGTAAACTCTCAAATTACATTAAAATACCTGATAATTATTGGATTTTAGGAATTAGATCCAAAGTTGACGAGTTCGATAAATTCGATGACAAGTTTTACTTATTCAAAGGAGAGCAGTTCATCATAGTCATGTCTGGAACAACCAATCCAGGAAAATCAGGACTTTTAGATCCTGAGAAATATAATTCAAATGGAGTTGCAGTAGTTGTAGCTGATAAATGGTATTACAATGTTTGGACACGTGGAATGCACAACGGAAAAGTAATAGCATACCGCCAAACAGGTGGTATAGATTTACTACGTGATAAAAATAAAAACCAAAAATCCGGTGATGTCAATAATTCTTCAGTAGAATATAATAGAGGAATAAATTTTCATTCTTCAGACTACAATTTAGATTCTAAAATCAAGAAAACAAATATCGGTGCCTGGTCTGTCGGTTGTCAAGTTGTAAACGACATACCTAAATACAAAGAATTAATGAATACAACTCGTTTACAAAGTGTTATGAGTTACTGTTTAATTAATGAGTTTTAATCTTATGAGAAATATTTTCACAAAACATCGAAGTCTAGTTTTCTATTTATTAGGATTAATGGCATTAGCTTCTATATTTTATTTCGTTGGTAAAAAAGATGAAAAACTCAGAATTCAAATTGTAGAAATCCCTATTATTTATCAAAAAATTGATTCCACAAAAACGGAAATCAAAAAACAAGAAAAAGCTGCAGATAAACTTTCAGTAAAAGTAGAAGTTCTCAAGAAAAAAGAAACTTCCATTATTTATGATACGGTAAAATGCAAGGAAATTGTTTCGAATCTGAAATCCCAAATCATTATCCAGGACACGATAATTCAAAAAAAGGATTCAATAATTTATTTAACAAATACAGTAGTCGATTACCAGGAGAAAATTATAAAAATCAAGCCTAAGCCAAAGCGACTTGGAATAGGAATTCAAACAGGATACGGATTTACTCAAAATAAAATTACACCTTACGTGGGTGTTGGAGTAAGTTTCAATTTGGTGCGATTTTAAAAAAAATCCTCCAGCTTTTTAATTAATTCCCCAATTAAAGTAAAAATACAAGCGTTCAGAGCTCTACTGGAGGACGTAAGTCTTCTCAGAACTCTGAACGCTTTGTTCTTTAATTGGGGTTCACAAAATTAATTAAAATGAATAGATATTATCAAGTTTTACACAAAATTTTAGAAAAAGGTAAACCGCAAAAAAACAAAAAAGGGTCAATCACTTATCTTACAAATGAACATTTAAAATTAAAGCCTGCAGATCTTCTCGAGATTTTCGAAGATCATGGAATTGCAAGAAATAAATTGAAAAATGAACTGGAACTCTTCCAGCGTGGTGAACGACTTACAGAACGTTATCGTGAAATAGGCGTTTCTTGGTGGGATTATTGCGGTCCTATTTTAGTCAATTCCTATCCTACTTATTTCGAAAAATTACCAGGATTGATTTCCAAAATTAACCAGGAAAAAAGAAGTAGTAAAAATTATGTTTTATTCTTAGGCTCTACAGATGCTGAAAGTAATCAACAGCCTTGTTTATCGTTAGTGCAATTCCAAATCGAAAATGAAAAACTTATTCTTAGCGCTTATCAAAGGAGTTCTGATGCTTCACTCGGACTACCTGCAGATATTTATCACTTGTATTTGATTGCAAAACAAGTAAAATTGCCTCTAAAGTCGATTAATTTATTTTTAGCAAATGTTCATTTGTATGAAAATAATATAGATCCAACTCGACAATTGTTAGCTGGAGAAAAAGTAAAATTTAGTTTGAATGTTTAATCCAAATTATATATAATGAAAAACTACACACAAAGCCCGCTTCCTTTTCAAGGTCAAAAGCGAAAATTTTTAAGCCATGTAAAGCAAGTTTTAGCAAATAGTTCTGATAATGCTACTTATGTTGATTTATTTGGAGGCTCGGGTATTTTGAGCCATACAATTAAGCAATTGAAACCATCAGCAAAAGTGATCTACAATGATTATGATAATTTTAGTAAAAGATTATCTGTAGTAATGCAAACAAATGAAATTTTACGTAAAATTAGACTTATCACAAAAGATTTGAAAAAAGACAAATTAATTCCGGAACCGTATAAATCCGAAATTCTTAAAATCGTCCATCAAGAAGAAATAAAAACTGGTTACGTGGATTATATAACACTTTCGAGCTCTCTCCTATTTTCGGCAAAATACGCAGTAAGTTTCGAAGATTTATCAAAACAGACTTTTTACAATAATGTACGTCAAAGCGATTATATAACAGATGATTATTTACAAGGAGTCGAAATCATAAGTTCAGATTATCGTGAAATTTTTGAAAAATATAAAACACAAGAAAATGTCGTATTTCTTGTTGATCCTCCTTATCTGTCTACTGATTGCTCAACCTATGGAAGTGACAAATATTGGAAATTGAAAGATTACCTCAATGTTTTAGATGTATTAGTTAACACAAATTATCTTTATTTTACTTCAAATAAATCTCAAATTGTTGAATTATGCGAATGGATGGAGACCAGAACAAATAATGAAAATATAAATCCTTTCCATTGCTCCACTACTGTTTGTCTTAACACGCAATTAAATCATACAGCGAAATATACGGATATGATGCTTTATAAATTCAAATAATTTTTCAGAGAGGGACATGAATGTCCTTCTCTGAATTTTTTTTTAAAAATAATTGTAAAAAAGCTTGGCAAATGGTATATATTTATATACCTTTGACTTGTTGAATTAATACAAATAGATGTTCTATGAAATCAAACGAATTTATAAGGGAAGCCAAGCGGAAAGGTTGGGTTTTACTTAGACAAGGAAAAGGAAGCCATGAGATTTACGAAAAGAATGGCAAACAAGTTACAATCCCTAATCACGGAAGTAAAGAATTAGGAAAAGGATTAGAACAAAAACTTAGAAAAGAGATGGAGCTTTAAGCTCCACTCTTTTAAAACAAACTTAAATACAATGAAAAAAATTAAAATTATTATAGAAAAAGCTCAAGACGGATATTTTAGTGCATATAGTGAAAATGTAGAAGGTATTTACGGAATGGGTGCATCTGTTCAAGATGTTAAGCAAGATGTTTTAGATGGAATAGATACTTTGAAAAGTATGAATAATGTTCCAGATATTTTAAAAGGTAATTACGAGTTAATTTATAAGTTTGATACAGAAAGTTTATTGCAATATTATAAAGGTATATTATCTAATCCTGCATTTGAAAAATTAACAGGCGTTAATCAAAAATTAATTCATCAATATTCAACAGGATTAAAAAAACCACGTGAAGCGCAGCGAAAAAAGATAGAAGAAGGATTACACCAATTAGGTAAAGAATTATTATCAATAGAACTATAGTATTAATTCAACACTTTTACTAAGCTATTGGATTGCCACTTTGAAAAGAGTGGCTTTTTTATTTTACATATATAAATTATATGTATATTTACTCCTCAGTTAATAACGTGTTTTTTTTAATACATTTCATTGGTTAAGATGTTTATTTAATGCGCTTTTTGATTTATTCAGAAAGCGCACTTTTTATTTTTATTAATATAGCTTTTCAATATATTTGAAAAAACTAAAAGAAACATGGAGATTGATTTTGAAATAGCCGAAAACTGGAACAAACTAAACTTTTATCAAGCTAAAGAAATACTCTACCTTATCCATAACACGATAAAAATTGATGATAAAACTCGACAAAAATTATTATCAATATTGTTTGTTGATGAAAATCCATTAAATGAAACATATTCGTCAAATTTGAAATGTCAGAAATATGCAAAATTACTCCGACAAACTACTCCAGCTGAAATAGAAAAACAGTTTCATCCGTTAGACTTTATTTTTTCAGAATTAACCTGGACAAAATTTCCAGAATTTGTAGAAATAAATAACATTAAATATTTCGGACCTTCTAATCGTTTAGCAAATCTTACAATCGAAGAATTTTCATTTTGTGATCATTTATTTTTTGATTGGCAAACGAAAAAAAATTCTCAGTATTTAGATATTTTAATTACAGCACTTTATAGACCATTATCGATTACTAATGCAATTGACGATAAAAGAGAAGCTTTTTCGCGTCATAATTTATCGCTGAGAAGTTCTATATTGCCACTTTTAGACGAAAAAACAAAGTTAATAATCGGATATGCTTTTCAAGGTTCAAGAAGTATTATCATTGATCGTTTTCCTATTCTTTTTCCAAAACAAAAGTTCAAAAAATCAAAACCAAAAGTTATAAAATATAAACCTTTTACAGCAATGATTAATACAATGGTTTTAGGTGAAAATCAACCTTTGGGAAGTCTTCACGAAATCAAATTAACGAATGTTAATGAATTTTTTGAAATCGTAGAAGAAACAATTATTGCAAATCGAAAAAGGCAAGAAGCTTTAAAAAAGAAGTAAATGAACAACAAAGCGTATTTTAAACCAATCGAAGATTATTTTGAAAATCTAACCAAACAATCTTCTCATTTAGGTTCATTCGTTCCAATGTCAGATGGAGCAATGGATGATGTTCTGTCAAATGATCCCGTTTATCCTTTAGTATGTCTTATCGATTATGAAGGCAAGCTAAACGAAAACGATCAACGTACTATTGCAGCACGTACATTAAGATTTGCAATTTTATACAAAGTAGATACAGCTGATAAACCACAACAGCGACAGCGTGTAAATGACGCAGAACACATCGGTTTGAATATTTTAGCCAAAATAGAACGCGACTCATGTTCTGGAGACGTCAGCTGGCTAAAAAAAGCTTTTAAAAAAGAAACAGTACACTTTATTCGAGCTGAATATGAATATTACGCAGGCTTGCAGGGAGCCGAATTTGCCTTTGATTTGAATATTAAAAACCCATTACATTATGACTCTGAGTTTTGGACTTAACGAGTTAAAAATAAAAAGAAATGAAATTAAATACACATACATATAACACTCTACTTACTAACACTTTAAAAGATTGTATTTTAATTAATAATTTAGGTGTTTTAACTGAAAATCGTTTTTTCAGTTCTTTTGAAAATCTTTGTATTTTATTAGATATTGAATTTTCAACAATAGATCCAGATCTGTTTATAGAATTGGAAATAATGATTAAAAAAACTAAACTGATTGCTGAATTTCCAACCGATAGTTTACACAGAAATTTGGATGTTTATGCTACAGAGCTTCTACCGACATTAATAAAGATTGTAGAAAGATACAAATAGGATGAGAGAGGTTTTTACCTCTCTTTTTCATTTTACATAAAACCGTATTTGCAACAATTAACTTTTTCCTATTTTTACAGAAATTGGTTACATGAAAAAATATTTATTATCTGCAGTGTTCTTAATCGGAATGTCTGCGTTCGCACAATCTATTAATGATATCCCTCTGTCTACTATTAATCAGAAATACATTAAAGTTATTGCTTCAATAAAGGTATCTGGAAATAAAACAAATCTGTCTTATGATTTAGGTCAAAAATTCAATTCAAAAGATATTGTGATAAAAAATAATGATGGAACTACCATTGAATTTACATCAGTAATTGATGCATTAAATTTTTTTGGAGATTTTGGATATGAAGTAAAAACATCAGACGTTGTAGCCGGAACGACATCTTATATATATCACTATATTTTAGAAAAGAAATGAAAAAGATTCTTTTTATAGACTTAGAAACTACTGGACTTCCTACATCGCACCATATAGATCCTATAGAAACTCATCACTGGCCGTATATTGTAGAAATATCTTGGTTACTTACAGATTATGACTCAGATAAGGTATTAAAGGATTATCACGAGATTATTAAACCAGAAGGTTATGAAATACCAGAAGATTCTACAAAAATTCATCAAATAACCCAACAAAAAGCAATTGAATATGGTTTAGAAATAAAAATAGTACTTGATGAATTGATAGGTGATTTAAAAAACTCTACCATATTAGTTGCTCATAATTTAGATTTCGACGCAAATGTTTTACGAGCTGCTTTTTATCGATTAGGTTACGATATTGATGTTATTGATAGACTTCAGGAGTTCTGTACTATGCAAAATTTTACAGATTATTGCGCAATTCCACATAAAGATGGTTATGGATACAAATGGCCGACACTAGATCAGTTGCATCAAAAAGTACTAGGTTCTCCTATGATAAAAAAACATAGTGCTTTAGCAGATGTTTACGCAACTAAACTATGTTTTTACAAACTAAAATCTGAAAAGTTTTTTGATATTTTTACAGATGAAGAATTGGAAGTAATAGAAGAAAACAAAAAATTAGCTGTAAAGCGTAAGGAAAGAAAAGATATTATTACATTTGCCTCTCTATTTGTTTTAGCTGCTATTTTTATCATATTAATTAGTTCTGGTGTAGAGTTTTTTTATTGCTTAATGATAACGCTGTTCTGTTGGGGAGTTTATTATTTTTACTTATCTAAAAAAATACTCTGACAAAAACATTTGGACAAATAAAATTCTTTCGTATGTTTGCAATGCTAAACATAATCAGAAAGGAATTTGCTCCACGCAATTTCATTACGATTTTTAAAATATTATAATAAACGCCCTGGCGTGTGGTTACTTTTGTATAGGAAGCAATTCTTATCTCTGGTTATGTTTAGCGACTCCCACATTGTCAGGGTTATTTTTTTGACAATAAAATAAAAAAAGCTAAACATGTTAAATCCAGAAATTCCGAAAGAAGAAAAATTCTTTCAAATTCCAAAAAAAGTCCACAAAATTATATTGTGCAATAGCGTACGCGATTGTATTGTGGCAGAACATTTATCGGTGATCACATCGGAACTTTTGTTCACTTCACTTAATACTGCAATTTGGTTGATGGGTGTAAATGCCTACTGTGCAAATCCTCAATTGATGCAAGAGTTCATAAAAGTCTTAGACAAATACAAACTCTCAAAATTAGACACCATGAATGAAGAAGTTTTGCAAACAACCGCAAAAAAAATCATCAAAGAATGGAAAGAAATCATCTCAATTTTTAACATCAAAAACCAAACGTATGCAAATTAACAATCCACTTTTCACAACGATCAACGGACAAATTTTATCAGAAAATACAACGCCAAAAATTGTCGCTGTTCTAAAAATCGACTAACTTCGTAAACACAGTTTATTATGTTTGAAGTTTATCAAGATAAAATAAAAAGATTAATTAATGATCTTTATGAACCAGGTTCTCCAGGAATAACAAATCACGATATTAAAATGACTACTCATCAAATAAAGTCAAATTTAGAACTCGTAATTCCTGCTAATTATATTGATGAACCAACTGTTTTTGAATGTTTAGAAGAATTAGGTTTTTTTCCAAAATATGAACAAAAACAAGAAATTGTAAAGCGTGAGATTGAAGGTAAAACTGACGCTGAAGGAAATCAACTCTACGAAACTGATATTGTTGATTATGATGATTTAGTTTATTATTGGTACTTAAAAAAACGAGACAATGACTGATGAAGAGTTTGATAAATGTTTTCTTGAGTTTGAGTTTGAAATTGTAGATATTTCAGATGATGATTTAACACAAGAAAATGAAGAAATAAGAATTCCAGATGAATTACTTCAAAATTCATTCAACGGAAATCAACATATATCAATTTTAAATTATAATTAAAACCAAAATAATATGCCATTTATAAAACTTAAATTAAGTTCAGAATTAAGTAAAGAAAGAATTCAAGAATTTATAATTAATACAAATTTCATAGTTAGTATTGTTGACACAAATGCAGAACCTATAATGTATTGGACGGACAACGGATTTGAAAAATCGACAACTGTAAGTATTGTCAATGATATTACTTTTCAAGAATTAAGTCGTTTACTTGATTGCAAGGAAAAAGATTATATTTATGATCCTTTAGCTTAAAATACATAACCACTCAAATCGAGTGGTTTTTTTGTGTCCTTTCTCTTACTCTACTTCCTTCATAATTTGAAAAATAAAAAATTATGGTAGAAGCTATTTTAATCATATTTGGTATAATGATGATAATTGCAGTTGTTTGTTTAATATATGATTTATTTATACTTGATAAATCAATCGGATTTCCTTCTTATAAATATCCATTTCCTCCTCCATGCAAACCAAATAATCATGATTTTGTTCCAAACGGCTATGATAATGATTCAGATTATTTCAAATGCCGAATATGTGGCCAAGAAAAACGAGAAAATTTTATAGAAAAGCGGTTATAATAATCGCTTTTTTCTTGTCCTTTCTAAAAAAAAGCTTGTAAACGATTTTGCATAAAAATCGTTTTATGGCAAATCTTACCGAAAAACAAATAGGTCAACGCGCTCAACAAATGTTGGAAAGTGCTTTGATTTCCGAAATCAGATCATCTGGCTTAAATCTTTCAGATGCCCCAAAGGAAAGAAAAAATAAAAAATTACAGCCTTTAACTCCTCTTAAAAAATCAAGTGCACATAAACGCATGCAGAGAGATGATGAACATCTATTCGGTGTAGCTGTTCATCTTGGTAAGCATGGTTTTGTTCATAATTTCGGGACTAATCAAAGAAAATCCACAAAAGTAAAATCTAAACTCGGAAAAACTTTTACACGAAAACAAAGCCGTTTTAATCTTCCTGCTAAAAAATATATAAATAGAGCTGTTTCACGTAGTGGAGCGGTTCCCTATATCGCTTCAAAAATATCTGAGAAACGCGGTGAAGAAATTGTTTCACGAATTACTGGAGTGTTTAGATAATGGCTAATAATACGACAACTCAATTAACAATTAGAATTAATGGACGTGAAGTTGAACGTACATTAAATGGAATGGGTCGCGAGCTTCAGCAATTGAATCGTCAAGTACGGAACATGAATGAAGCTGATCCAAATTTTCAAGACAGAGTTCGCGATATACGCACTTTAAGGAGAGAATACAACGGACTTCGTGAAGATATTTATGGAGCAAATAATGCTACTAATCAATTTACAGAAGGTTTAAAAGGTGTTGGTGCTGGTATTGTTGCAGCTTTTTCTGTAGATAAAGTGTTAGAGGCTACACGAGCTTTATATGACAATGTAGAACGTGTTCGTCAACTAAAATCTGAAATATCAGCTATAACAAACTTAGATGGTTCTCAGTTACGTAATGCTACAACAGGAACAATTTCACTTGCAGAAACGTATCAAAAAGAAGAAAAAGAGATTTTGATTTCTGCAAATGCAATGTCAAAACAACTTTCCATTTCTTACAGTACTGCATTAGATGAAATAAAACGAGGATTTCAAGAAGGTGCTGACGTTTCTGGAGATATGTTAGAACAAATTAAGGAATATGCACCATTCATAAAAGAAGCCGGTGGAGAAGCCAAAGATTTAGTAAACATTATTAAAGCCGGTGTTGTTGATGGTGTCTATAATGATAAAGCCATCGATGCCGTAAAAGAAGGCTTATTACGCATTCGTGAGATGACACCTGCAACTCGTGACGCTATAACAAATCTTGGTATTGACGTCGATGATATGTTAGCTAAAATAAAGTCTGGACAAATGTCTTACATGGATGCAATGTTATTAGTATCCAAAGAAATGGACAAACTCGGTAATAAATCTACCGTAACAGGTCAAGCTTTGGCTGATATTTTTGGAGGTCCTGGAGAAGATGCAGGATTTAAGTACATCAGTAATTTATATAAAATGAATGATGGAGTTTCAAATTTATCTCGTACTCAGCAAGAATACAACCGCGTTAAAGATTTAGAATTAGAAGCTTCAGAGAAATCAGCAATTTTGTTCGAAGCATTAACAGGTGAAGGATCTAAACTAAACACAATGCTAACAGAAGGTAAGTTAGCAGCTGTAGAGTTTGCAACATCATTATTCGGAATAAAAGAAGCACGTGCCTCTGATGATATTCGTGATCAGCAAGTATCTTTAAAAATTCTTCAAAATGAGTTAGTCAATACTAATACTTCTACTAATAGACGAAAGGAAATCTTATTAGAAATTCAATCTATTTATCCAGATATATTTAAAAATCTTGATTTAGAACGTGCTTCAAATGAAGAATTAAGTGGAGCTATAGATAAAGTTTCAGAATCATTACAAAAAAGATATGCAATACAAAAAGCTCAGGAAGAAGTAGACGATGCAGGAGAAAAAGTTGGTGATTATGAGATAAGAAAAGCAAAAATTGAAGAAGATATAAAAACACTTATTGCTGAAGTTCAAACAAATTCTAAATATAAAATAACCCTTTCTGCTGATTTTAATTCTCAAAATATATTAGATCAGGCAAAATCAGTTAATAATCAATTAACAAATGGCTTTTGGGAATCATATTTTCGTTCTTCGGACAAATCGAAATTAACAGGATTGATTTCTGATTTAGGATTAATTAATGGCTATTTAGAAGGCGCAAAAATAAATTTAGCCGACATATTAAAAGTTCAAAATAGAGTTCTTAAAACAAATGTTCTTCCTGTTGAAGAATATAGATCTTATTTTGAACAATATTCAAAAAAACAAATTAGTGACTGGAAAGCATCGAAAGGATCTTCTTCAAATGCAGATCCAGGTCGTGCAGACGAATTAAAACGCCAAGCAAAAGAAGCTGCAGACGCTCGTAAACGTGCTCAAAAGGAAGCAGAACAAACTGCAAAACGTATCCGTGATGCTCGTATTAATGAAGCTAAGTCTTTGCATGATGCCCTGATAAAAGAACAAGAAATTTTTGATAAAAAATTAAAATCTGCAAAAAATGATGAAGAGCAATCTCGAATTGATTTATTAAAAGACGGTTCTCAAAAAGAATTAGATCAGCAAAAATTAAATTCAAGTAAAAAAATCGATGCTGTAAAAAGTGAAATAGCAGAATTAAAAAAACTTCAAACTGATTTTAATTCTAAAGCTTCAAAATTAGAAGGTTTTGCAAAAGTCGCAGATAAAAGTGAAAATAAAGAACAATACTTAAAAGATGCTAAAGAGCTAAGAATATCAGCGACTGAACAAGAGAAAATAATCTCAGAGAAAAATAAAACAATTACGGCTTTAGAAAATAAATCAGCAGCTGAACGTTTGGTTATTATTTCTAAGTATAAAGCTAAAGAAATTGAATTACGCCAAAAAGCAAATGATGATTTTATCAATTCAAAAAAAATAGAATTTAATGAAGAATTATCTCAAGCTACATCTTTAGAAGAAGCAAAAAAAATCCTGAAGGAAAAATACGGCGTTACAGAATTAAATCACATTACCACACTTACAGATGCTCGTAATGAGTTGATGAAAGAACAAAATAAAGTAATGCTCCAGGAACAATTAGGAGCTTTAGAAATTGAACTTTCTGAAATTCAAAAATTACTCGATGAAGATACTTTATCTCGAGAAAATGGATTACAAATACTATCTGATGAAGATCGTGATAAACAGGTCGAAAACCTTAAAGCCGTAGGTTTAGCAATTTCTGAAGTTAATGCAGCTGTATCTGGTGAAAAAGCTGAACAAAGCGATGAAGATAGTGCTAAAGAAAAAAATGCACGTTCTCAAGTTTTATCTGGAATTAGTTTATTAGCATATTCTGCAGATGATTGGGATCAAGCGTTTGAACAATTAGATACTGCAGGCGGAGAAGTTGAGAAATTTGCCGCTAAAATTAAATTAGTCGAAATGGCTTTACAAACTGTTATGGCAGGTTGGAGCATGATGACTGAAATGCAAAATAAATCATTAGATAAAAGTTTAAAAAAATACGAACAAAATAATACTGCAAGAAAAAAATCATTAGATGATCAATTAGCTGCAGGTTATATTTCGCAAGCTTCTTATAATGCACAGGTTGAAGCATTAGAAGAAGAATTAGCTGCTAAACGTGCTGAAATTAGCTATAAACAAGCTATGAACGAATGGAAAATGCAGTTAATTGGAGGTCTTGCAAATACAGCTTTGGCAGTAACAGGTGCTTTGGGGATGAAACCGTGGACACCGGCCAACTTTGCTTTAGCTGGTATAGTTGGAGGTTTAGGTTTATTACAAACGGGAGTAATTGCGGCTAATAAACCACAAAAATCTAATTTTTATGCAACAGGTGGTCCTACTGTTGGTCTAGGATATGTCGATGAAACTGGACATGAAGTAGCCGGAACTGTACATGCTAACGAATACGTAATTCCAGAATGGCTTTTAAAAGATCCTGTAGTTGCAGATATGAGAGAATTTATTGAAGCTCGTAGGATTGGATCCGGTTCTTTTCAAAATATACCAAATTCTTATGCAGATGGAGGTGCAGTTGAGCCAGTTCAATCTATTTCGCGCGAAAATGTAAGTTCAGACATAGCTTTATTTACAATTCTACAACAACTATCACAACAAATAGAACAATCTAATATGTTGTATCAAAAATTATTGATTGAAGGCGTTAGATTGCCTCGTACAATGGAAGGCGCAAAGAAACTATCGGAAGATATAAAACAATACGAATCATTTATTAAACAAACAAAAAAGTAATATGATAACATTTAATCCAAGTTCGCTTAATTTTTATTATTCCGGAATTGAATTAGGAACTCAAAATATTAGATGCCTTTTAAATTTAACTGAAATTTTAAATCATCCTCGATATACAGTTTCAGTATCTTATAATCAACGTCAAGTAGATTGGTTAAAAATATATGATCAATTTGAAAATGATATTACAGATCAAGAACAGATTGGAAATCCTTTAAATTTAAAAATAAAGCATGATCATAATGTAATTCTTTCTGATGGAAATTATAGTGCAAATGTATGGGTTCAATTTACTGGAGAAAGTTCTGGAGATTTACAATATCCAACTCCTTTTGATGATTTCGGATCCTTCCAAGTATATTTATCAGTAAATGCTGGTGTTAATGGGTTTTCAGTATCTCCAGCTTCTGTTGTTTTGCATTTAGCTAAGAATGAACAAAATAATCCGTCAAAAGATTTAGTATTTACAAGCCCTGCACCATTTACTATTGGTGGTTCAGATAAATTCACTGCAAATTCAGGCGTGCTTCCTATAGTCATTGAAAACAATGCAACAAAATTATCTACAAGTGCAATTGCTCGTACACTTCCTAATGGAGTTTATGATTATAATCTAGAATTTCGTAATGGACGTTATTATTACGGAAATTTACCAACAAAATTAATCGTAACAAATACTAATCAGTTAGAAGTCTATCCTACAAATTTTAGTTTTAAAGGAATAAAAGGTCTTACAGATCCTGGTTGGGAAAATATGTTTGTTTATGATCCCGTTGGAGATGTAGAGATTGTTTCTCCTGTTTTTTTACAAATTGAAGAAATATCAAATGATAGTGGTTTTAAAACCTACTCAATTCGCCCAAAAGATTCTAAAACTTTGAATCCTGGAGAATATTCAGATGAAATACTTATTAAGTCTGGAAACAATGTAGTTAAATCGGTAGTTAAATATAGTCTTCAGGGATTATATAATTCAGACTACGAAAGAACATATCATTTCACAAAAGACAGTGAGAAACTTATAATGGTGAAAGCAGTTCAGGATCAAACTACTTTTTTACGATTGTCATTGGATTTAAAATTTTATGATTTCAATGGGAAAATTAATCAATACGATAATCGAATTTTAGATTATTTCTTTTTCGAAGATAAGGTAGAGTTTGATCCTGGGCAACTAATTCATGAAATGTTTACTCATTATAACGAATCGCCAAATGAACGCTTTAACGAGTTAAATAGATCAACTGGAATTCTACCTCAATATCAATTTGCGTCTATTTATTTCGAAGTATCTGAAGTTGATTTCACTTCTTTAGAAATTAAAAATTCTTATGTTATACCAACTCAGTTTTATATTAAAGGTAGACGTCCAATTATTTGGTCAGATAATCGTTTGCTTACCCACAGAGAAAGCCAAATCACAAGGATTACACGAAATAGTTTGATAGCTTTTAATTTTGTAAGATATAATGGCGGAAATCTCATTTTAAGATTGAATAGGAAGGTTATCGACTTACCTGTAAATTCTTCAGGAGATGTAATCCCTCAAGCTCCAGATGTAAGAATATTTGGAGGCATAATTAAAGTTTCTGATATCGAAGATTTGAAAGAAAATGATCTTTTAGAATTATCATTTAATAACCAAACAATGTATTATCAAGTTGAGGAAGAAGGTCTCAATTCTATTAATGTTTTCTACAAAAATGAATGGGGATTATTGAGCTCTTATGAATTAACTGGAGAATTTACTATTGATTCTGATTACGATCGTGTAACTACATCAAATTTTAAAAATTGGATGGAAAATACTAATACACTGAACACTCAAAATAAACAAAAAATTAAAATAAATTCTGGATTTATCCCAAAAGAAAATATTCGCATTTTAAATGAAATTAATTCTTCATCTAAAGTATTTTTAGTTATTGATAACTTCACATACGAGGCTAGGCCTATAACTACTAAAATGAACAATCAAACTTCTAAAAATAATCTAATTGATCGTCAATTAGAATTCGAATTCAAAAACGAAATAAATGATCCTTTTTACTGCTTCGGAATTTAACCTCGATCTATCTAATTATAAAGTAAATTTTCAGTTCCAAAATAGTTGGTTTTCAGACTCTTTATTTTCAATAATTTCTTTTCCTATTGATATTGCTATCGAAGGCTATTTTGAACAATACAGATATTATTCAGAATTAGAATATCCAAATAAATTTGAGGGTGTTCTAAATCGTAACGGAACTCTATCATTTGCGACATTAACAATTACTGATATCGAAGAAGGATTTTTGAGAATAATTATAGAGGCTGGTATGGAACAATTCCCGAATTGGGAAACTAAACTATCAGATTTGCCATTAGAAAATATCGATGTTGCTAATATTCGTGCACATGCAGAAATTAATTTAGATAAATGTTTTCCGGAAATCAATTATAATTTCCCTATGGTACATACTTCTTTTTATGAGAAAGATAATGCTGTTTGGCAACACTTTGAAGGTATTTATAACAAAAGAATTGATGGAGTTTTTAAAGAAAATTCAATCGATATTGAAAATAACGTAGTTTCAAATTATAATATAATGCGACCCTTTCCGTACTTAATGCATGTTGTTAATACTGGAATTAAAACTGGTAAATGTGTATTAAAAGGGGATATATTGAACGATTCAGAATTTACATCTGCAGTTTTAATTCCTCCAGGTAATATTGAAATCGATGATAGACCTGATACTATTAATTGGCGTATTGGAATGGATAGTTATTCGCGGCTTGGATTTAGACATAGACCATTTGGTGGATGGCAATACGGAGAATGGAATCATATCCAAGAAATTTTAAAATATGGCAAATTTCGCGTTCGAGGTACGATTCATAACTATGATAGAAAACATTTGGACGTTTTTGCAGAAATCTATTTAGACGATGTTTTAATATGGAAAAATACAGGGCGAAAATCCTATAAAGTAGATTTTACATTTATCACAAAAAAAGAAGGTTCAAAACTTCGTCTTTACGCTAAAGATTATGAAAGAGACTCTGCAAAAACTGAATTAGAAATTTTGCCAATTGACCTGTTTGACGAAAATGGAAATGCAATTATTTTTTCTTCTGATTCTAATAAAATAGATCTTCGAAAACATGTTCCTGATTGCACGTTTGGAGATTTAATAACTTATCTGATGAATCAAAAGAATTATTCATTTGACGTTTTAAATATGAACGAAATTCATATGAATTTGAAAGAAAAAGATGTTTTACCTACTGATGCTGTAGATTTACAAAAATTTGAGGTAAGACATCCAAGTAGAACATTGAACTCTAATGCTTCATTTTTGGTTAAATATCCTGATCCGGAAGATAAAGAAACACCTATCGAAAGTTGTTTTTTTGATTATTCCGGAACAAAATTAACAGGATTCGTAACCAACGAAGAAACCACAGAACTGGAGATAAAAGGAACGCCTCTACCAAATGAAAATAAAGATGGAATCGATACCGCTTCAATAATTGTAAAAGATGCAACGAGGATTTGTTTAGCACTTTATCCAAGATTAAATTCTGCCGAAAATACAACTCTTCCAACTGAAAATTTTAAAATTTCAAAAGTTGTTGAAGATTATTATAAACGTTGGTTTCGCATGCAAATAAATGGAGTTGTTTTCAAGTGGACATTTAGTGCTTTCATTAATGAAATTCCAAATTTTAATATACTTTCAAAAATATATTCATACCAAAATTATCATTTTATCAAGGATATGAGTATAACACGAGTCAAACCAAATGTAGACGAATATGAACTAAAAACCCTATCTATACGTCCGGCTGTTGAACAGATATAAAAAAAATCCAACATAAAATTATGTTGGATTTTTATATTAATTAAAGAGATTATCCATTAAAAAAATACTCTCATCTTTTTCTGCTTCTACAATATGAACGTAAACCATAGTTTCGTCAATCCTGGAATGCATTAAAATACCTTGTAAAACTTCAACTTTCCCTCCTAATCTAAGAAAATTAGTTGCAAAAGTATGTCTCGCACAATGGAATGTAATATGTTTTGGAATTTCAACAATAGCCATAATTTCTTTTAAATCTTCATTTATTTTTTGTTCACTCTTCCAGTCTACAAATAGTTTTGGATTTTCGTTCGCAATCTCCAGCGCTGTTGAATTAAATTTAATCATGTGCTGCTTCTTTGTTTTTGTAATCTTGAACTTATACATCGGATTTTTTAAATCCTCACGTTTAATCTTTTTTACATCCGAAATTCTAAGGGATGTAAAGCATGAAAAAAGAAATAGACCTAATGAAATTTTATGATGCTGTTTAATTGCAGATGATTTATAGTACTCGTATAAATCAACCATTTCATTTTTAGTCAAATATTCTCGAATACCTGTTGTACGATCTACTTTAATATCTTCAATGTTAACATTTAAGCTGATACTATAGTTTTTTGCAATTTTCAACCATTTTTTTATTGCTTTCATATCAGAACCGACAGTTGTAAGATTATTTCCTGGATAGAATTTACCTTCAATCTCTTTATCTTTTAACCAAAATTTCTTGTAGTCATTTATCCAATCAATAGTAATATCTCCAAATTCAACATTCTTCTTGAATAATCGAATCTTTTCAATTACAGAAAGTCTCTTTTTAGTTGTTCCTGCAGCAACATGCGATTTTTCACGTTCGCAAATTCTTGTTGCAAATTGTATAAAATCAATTCGGGAAAAACCCGTTCTATATTCCCCTTCAAAACGATCAAGAGTAAGAATGCGATTATTCAATCTATATTCAATTTTTATTTCGGTTACTCGTTTTTGAATATTATCGATTAATAAGTTGATATCGCGATTTGCCACAGAGATTTTCTTTGTGGAAATACGTTGTGTTTCTTTGTCCCAAAGGCTTGCTGGTACATGTATACCTAATGAAATTAGCTTCTTTTTTCCCCCAGAAGAAAGGTATAGATACAAAAGAGAGTTACCGTCTCTGTCCACATGCTCTAATCGAGCATAGAATTTAATGTTAATTGACACGTGAATTTTAGTTTTTGTGGCATGCTTTGTGTCAAAAAGTTCTAACAAATCTGTTTCGTTATTCATTGGTAAAAAATAATAAAGCGTCTATTCATGCATGTTTGCACTCTTTAGACGCTTTTTAATTTTACCTCAAAAAGGAGGAATGTAGACCCACAGGGATTCGAACCCCAACTAGCGGCACCAAAAACCGATGTGCTACCGTTACACCATGGGTCT